TGCTGTTGACAATGGCGACGGTACTGTATGGTGCATTGAAGGAAATACATCAGGGAGTCCGAAAGGCAGTCAACGCAATGGTGGAGAGGTTTGTAAAAAACTTCGTGCCTATAAGAAAAATAAGAAAAATATTATGGTTTCTATTGTAGGCTTTGGTCGCCCTAAGTTTGGCTCTGCCCCTGCGGGTACTGCTAAAAAGGCTGATACCAAGTCTAAAACATGCTCAGCATGTGGTCAAACCATTAAATAAGGGTGTTTGACTAAGTAAAAATGGTTTGGTATACTTAAATGTATACCTTTGAGGGGATTCCAATATGACAGTCTTGGCTGTGGTTCGCCATGAAGGCAAAATATATATGGCAGGTGATCGTGGTGCTTCAGATGATAATACTATTTTGCCCTTAACTGCACCAAAGGTTTGGAAACTTGGTCCATATTTATTTGGGTTTGCTGGGTCTTTAGATGGAGAGCGTATTCGCTATAATTTTAATCCATATATACCAGATATTAAAGATATAGATAAATTTATGCAAACTAAATTTATTAAACAACTTAGAAATTTTTATAATGACTGGTGGGTTGACACCACCAAAGAAGGCGATTTAGGTCTTATTATTTGCATTAAAGGACAAATATATGAGCATAATGCTGTTGATATGTCTTTATCTAAATATACATTAGATTATATGGCTATGGGGTCTGGCTCCGAATATGCCTACGGTTATTTAAATGCAACAGAAAAATCTAAAGATCCTCGTAAAAGAGTTGTGGGAGCGGTGAGCGCTGCTATTAGATTTAGTCCATCCTGTATGGGGCCAGTTGATGTAGTGAGTATATGATAATAAATCAAGATAATGAATTAATTGTTCCAGATAAAACTATTGCATTTTTTCCAATTATTCCAAATGATGGTGTTAAACCATTTGATTTAAAAGATATAAATTTGTTTTTAAATCCATTAAACATAAATCATCAAAGAAATTGGTTTAGTCCCTTTTTTTATAAATGTTTACCATTAGCAATTGGAAATATGCAAGGGTTTATTTTTAGTTTACCATACAAAATTAGTGTTTTTTGGAATGGTGGAAACTTCCCAGAAGATATATTTATAAAATATTTTGAAGATTTTGAAAAATATAAAAATATTAATTTTATTTATCCAAAATCAGAATTTGGAAATGGAATTTTAACATTACATTTTCCATTAACTTTAAAAACACCGCCAGGGATTAATTTAATGACAATTGCTCCACCAAACTTTCCACTAGTTGGATTAAGCCCTATGACTGGAGTTGTAGAGTCTGATAATCTTAGATTTTCTTTTACATTAAACATAAAAATAGATTTACCAAACACAGAATTGATTATTGATAAAGATACGCCATTGGTTGGGTTATTACCAATACCAAGATATTTTTGTGATTCTTTTGAATTAAAAAATGCTTATGATATTTTTGATAAAAATATAGTAGAAGAAGAGATTAATGTGGTTAATCAACATGCTGATTTTAGAACATATTCACAAGGTAATGGGTTTAAACCAGATAAAATGTATTATCTTGGAAAAGACATTAAAGGAAATAAATTTAAAGATCATCAATTACCTAAAAAAAAGAAAAGTTGACTTTTATAGTTAACTACAGTATACTTTATATATGGCAAATTTTGATGATATTATGAAAGAAATAAGACAAGATGAGTCTGACATAAATGAATTTGAAATTTGGTTAAATAATGGAATTGAACGAGGATGGGTAACAGAACCGTTCTGTAACACTCATGATGGAGATCCATACATGAGTGATGAAGAAGCCCAGCAATGGGAAGAGGGTGGAGACCCTTGTCAAGTAGTAATAAAAATAAAAAATAACTAATAAAAGGGGTAAAATGAAAAAAAATATTAAAAGTATAGGCTTTATTTCAGCAGCAATATTGCTATTCAGTATTTCTCCAGCAGTTGCTGATCCAACATATGCTGTTCTTGATGCAAATGGAAATGTTACAAATATAATTGTTTGTGGAGAAGCATGTGCCAGTGGTACATTTGCTGGAAATAGGGTGGTTTTGCAGGTAGCAGCAGACCCAGTTACTAATGCTAATCGTGGCGGTATTTGGAATGGTCCAGGAACAACAACATATAATGATAGTACTGCTACATTTACAGTAGATAGACCTATTACAATTACACAAACTGAAGAGAGTACTGTTAATGAAGAACCTGTAACTTTAGCAGGTACTATTTTTGGTAACACATATACATTTACTTATGGCGATACTTTAGGAACTGATTGGGTTATAAACGGGTTTAGAGATATGAGTAAAATAGAAAAACCTGCTGATTTAAATCAAAATACTAAAGCAGAGATATCTGCTACTACACAATCAAAAACAGAATCAGCATATTTTAATGAAAGAAAAACAGCAGCAGAAGTATCATCTAGTGTTGCATTACAAGGTCTTGGTTTGTTACAAGCAAAGATTGATAGATTATTAACACTTATTAATCGTTGGGTACGATAGTAATAGTTTAGTGTTGCGGATATTGCATAGTGGTAGTGCGTAACCTTGCCAAGGTTAATGTGTGGGTCCGATTCCCGCTATCCGCTCCACGCCCTCATCGTCTAGTGGTTAGGACATCACCCTTTCACGGTGGTAACAGGAGTTCAATTCTCCTTGGGGGTACTGCCTCCTTAACTCAGTGGTAGAGTACCCGCCTTGTAAGCGGGTTGCCGTAAGTTCAAATCTTACAGGAGGCTCAAATAATGATATAATAGTCTTGTACCTGCCAAAAGGGGGTACATTTTGAACTCGCTTAACAAGGAGGAAATAATGGTAAGTTCATTTGCACTGGATCTATTTAAAGATCCCTTTTTTATTGGCTTCAATCGTGAATTGGAGCGTTTTAATACAATACATAATCTAGCAACACGTCAGGCGTATCCGCCATATGACATTATTAAAGTAGACGAAGATACATACAAACTATCTTTGGCTGTTGCTGGATTTGATGAAGAAAATCTTAATGTTTCTGTAGATAATGGAACATTAATTATTAAAGGCGAAACTAATGATACAGAAAAAGGAGAGGTTGTTCATAAAGGAATTGCTTCTCGTAAGTTTACTCGTACATTCGCTTTAGGCGAATATATGGAAGTAACTGGAGCAGAAATTTGTTGCGGTATGTTAAATATTAACATTGAACGCATAGTTCCAGAAGATAAAAAACCAAAACAAATTAAAGTAAAAGTTGCTAAATAATCAGTAAACCTGTATACTTATATGACCTGGACATGTCATAAAACTGTCCAATTATAAAAGGAGCATAATGCCTAGATATGATTATAAATGTTCTGCTTGTTCTTCACAAGTTGAATTTGAAAAAACAATAAATGAAGATAGGTATCCAGTATGTTGCAATCAATCAATGCAAAGGCTTTGGAGTGCTCCCGCTGCAATTTTTAATGGTAAAGGTTTCTATTCAACTGACAACAGAAAGTAGATGTATAATAATACTATGACTAGCATTGTTAAAGAACATCCAAGTGTAGTTTCAAAAAAATATATATTAGGTGCTAATGATCGTTGCGATAAATGCCGAGCACAAGCATTAATAAAAATTAAGGGCATTTCAGGAGAATTAATGTTTTGCGGGCATCATTATGAAAAAATAATGAATGATCCTAAATCTCACGATAAAATGATGTCTTTTATGTTAGAAGTATTAGATGAACGTGAAAAACTTACAGAAAATAAACCAATAGGAGGAATATAATGTATGAGTATTTTGTAAAAGAAGTAAAGAATGTAGTTGATGGAGACACAATTGATGTAATTATTGATTTAGGGTTTGATATTTTATTTTCTTCCCGTGTTCGTTTGGCTGGTATAGATACACCAGAATCAAGAACAACAGATAAAATAGAAAAGGCTTTAGGTCTTGAATCTAAAGAATACTTAAAGAAATATCTTAAGGATGCAAAATCTGTTGTAATTAAAACTGAAAAAATGAATTCATCAGAAAAATATGGTCGTATTTTAGGTTGG